GTCTGAGGCTGTGGTCGATGGCTCAGTCCTTGGCACCGAGATGCGGTGGATGGTTAACCCTGGTGGGCAGACTAGCATTGATGACCTCAACGATAGTGAGAACGGTGACGCCTTACCCGGCTTGCCTGCTGATGTCCAACCCGTACAAGGTGGCAACCCCCAAGCTATTACCGTAGCTGAGTCGGTGGCCGACAAGTACGAGCGACGGGTTAGCCGTGGCTTCCTTATGGGTAGCGCTGTTATCCGCGATGCGGAGCGGGTCACTCAGGAAGAAGTACGCATGACCGCCAACGAGCTTGAGACAGCTTATGGCGGTGTGTACTCCACGCTGGCTAGCAGCTTGCAGAAGCCCGTGGCGCAGTGGCTGTTCGACGCAGTGGGCTTGAAGCTAGACGGTGCCGACCTAGAAGTCACTATCGTCACAGGCTTGGACGCCCTCAGCCGTAACGGCGACCTTGAGAACTTCCGCATGGCTATGGGCGACATGGCCGCTGTGACTAACGTGCCGCCGGACCTTGCTGCCCGTATGAAGTGGGACGAGGTGGGCGCGTTCATTGGACAGGGCCGCAACATTGACCTCAGCCGGTTCATTATGACCGACGCTGAGTTTGCTGAGAAGCAACAGGCACAGGCTGCAACCCGTGTTGAAGAGAACGTAGTTAACGCTGCCGGTGAGGCAGCAGTACAAGGAACACCATGAGCGAAGCGAATCCAGCAGTGAGCGACCCGAACCCAGACAATCTGGAAGCTGATAACCAGAGCGTCTTGCTCGACGAGGCAGTTAAGCCTACCGTGCCTGCTGCACCTACCGCCCCGGATGATGCCGATGGTGATGTGGTCTATGAGCCCACCGGCGACGTTGGCCTAGACCTAGCCCTCGACTTCGTTGGTAAGGCAGGCATCCCCTCAACCCACCCTGCAATGGTTGCCGCGTCCTCTGGCGACTTCTCTATCCTTAAAGCCACTCTGGCTGCTAAGGGTGTGCAGGGCTGGGAACAGTTCGTTGCACTGGGCGAACAGGCTTACCAGAAAACTGTCGCAGCCACTGAGGCTAAGAGCAAGGCTCTGCGTGAAGCTGTCCACAATGAAGCTGGTGGTCCCGAAGAGTGGGCCGCTGTGCAGAAGTGGGCCGGTGCTAACGCAACCCCCGAAGAGAAGGCAGAGATTAACAACCTGCTGAACCAAGGCGGCTTGCAAGCTAAGCTGGCCGTGCAGTATCTGGTAAGCGCATATGGCCGCGCCAACAACGTCACCCGTGAGCCGAAAGACCCAACGGCTAACGCTACCCGTGGCGGCGTGCCCGGCGCAAGTGACGGCCCCCTCAGTCCCAAGGACTACGCAGAGGCCGTGCGGTCGCTGAACAACAAGCTCCACGGTCGCCTTGAGGGTAGCCGTGAGTATGAGCAGTTGCAACGCCGCCGCGCTGCGTACCGAGGTTGATCTGGTACCTATAGTACATAAGCCCGCTCTCCCACTGTCGTCTTTGACGGTAGGCGGGCATCATTCTACCGTCATTTTATAAGGAGCCATCATGGCACTAGACGACAGCTACAACATCGTGCGCCCAGGTCAAGCCAACTCGGCTGGTTCAGTTTCCGCACTGCACCTTGAAGAGTACACCGGCGTTGTGGAATCCACCATTGAGCGCAAGTCCGTCCTGAAGGGCTGGATTCCTGTTCGCCCTGTTAAGGGTACCTCGACCATTACCAACTTCGCAGTTGGTGAGTCCACTCTCCAGAAGGCAACCCCCGGTGCACCTATCGACGGTACCGGCACCGACTTCGCAAAGCGCACGCTGACCGTTGACACGGTGATCTTGGCACGCGCCGTGCTGCCTTTGCTGGAAACCTTCCAGACCTCCTACGATGCCCGCAAGGAAATCGGTATGGAGCATGGCAAGAAGATCGCCAAGTTCCACGACCAGTCGTTCTTCATTCAGGCCATCAAGGCCGCACTGCTGGCCGACTCTGCCTATCGCGGTTCGGGTGCCGCTGGCAAGCCCGCTGGCCACTTCGGGGGTTCGCAGGAAACCTTGGCCGCTGCTGGTGACAGCCTCGACCCAGCCAAGCTGTACGCAGCCGTGGCCAACCTCTTCGTCAAGCTGGAAGAGAAAGACGTTGATCCTCGTACCGACGATGTGATGATCGCTCTGCGCCCTGCCGAGTTCTACACGCTGTTGCAGAACGAGCAGTTGATCGACGGTACCTACAAGACCTCTGAAGGTACGTCCATTCAGGGCCACCTCTTGAAGGCTTACGGCGTGCCTGTGACGAGTTCCACCAACTTCCCCGGTGGCTCCAACATCAGCGGTCACCTGCTGGGTGCTGCCTTCGATGGCGACTTCTCGAAAGTCGTGGCTGCTGCTTTCTCGCCCCGCGCACTGCTGGCCGGTGAAACCATCCCCCTGACCACTGACGTGTTCTGGGATAAGGTCACGAAGCAGTGGTTCGTTGACGCCCACCTGTCCTACAGTGTGACGCCCAACCGTGCCGAATACGCCGGTGTGATTCTGAAGCCTTGATAGGTTAAAGACAGTCGGCCCTGCTAACGCGGGGCCTTCTGCCTATAGCTTACTACCCTACCCCTCCCTAACCCGGAGGGGTATTTTGCCGTTTCTGGAGGCCCTATGGCTACTACCCTCGATGTCGTTAACGACTGCCTAGCCTCCTTAGGCGAAGCCCCTCTCGCCACTCTGAGCGAGCCACATGAGTTTAAGAGTTCTGCCCAGCGCATCCTCGCACGTACCAGCAAGCGCATCCAAGCTACCGGTTGGTGGTGCAACCAAGAGGCTGTGACCTACGTACCGAACTCCGTCAACGGCCAGATTCAACTGCCCGGTGATGTGCTCAAGTTCCAATCAGGTGTGCGTAGCCGCGACCTGTTGCAACGTGGCGTGCCTAAGCCTTGGATCGTGCAGCGCGGAACCCGCCTGTACGACACCCGCACCCAGAGCTACGTCATCACAGAGGATGAGGTGATCGGCGAGATTACCCGCAACGTCCCCTTTGAGGACTTGCCCCCTGTGCTCAACGAGTACATCGCCGCCGAGGCGGTGGTCAAGTTCCAGTCTAACTTCGATGCCGACAACAGCAAGCGCCAAGAGTTAGAGCAGCACTGGACGCTAGCCCGAGCCGACGCAAGGGCCGAGCAGATTCGCCAAGTGGCCGTTAACTTCCGCAACAATAACTCGACGCTTAACCGCATCAAGTCGTACACACGCTCAGCCCGCCGTTACATCGGGCGCTAAGGATACACATGAAAGTAGCCAACAGCTATGCCTCGCTACTGCGGGGCGTGTCCCAGCAGGTGCCGCAGGACCGCACCGATGGGCAGCACACCGAGCAGGTTAACCTGTTGTCTGATCCCGTGGATGGCCTCACCCGCCGCCACGGTTCTATCTGGCAGGCTGAGCGCCTGCTCCCAGACATGACCGGTGCCCAGCTATACTTCGCCCTATCAGACTTCGGTAACTACGTAACCATACCGTTTGACTCAGGTGGTAAGGCATATGTTATACTGTACCGTAAGGCTGCCCCAGTAGTCCCGGAAATTAACCTCCCGCCGTTCTTCGTGTATAACAAGACGGACAAAGTGTTTCTCCCAACAGTTCGCCCCTCGGTAGACTCAGTGCTAGACGCCATAGGCGGTGTGGCTGCTGCTACTCAAGTCGGTAAGTATCTGTTCTTTGCGGGGCGCGACACAGCCGTAGCAGGTAGCAGCACTGACCTGTGGGGCAGTAGCCCGAACAACGGGCGCACTGTTATCTGGGTACGGGGCGGCGCGTTTAGCCGTACCTTCTCTGTTACGGTACGCACAACTGGCGGGGTAGAATATACCTTCTCCCACACCACACCACCTAGCAGCTACCAAGGTGTGCTCGACACTAGCGACATTGCAAGCTCTGACCCAGACTACACCAAGAAAGTCAACGACCGGGTTAACGCGTACAATGCTGCGGTCACGGCATGGATTGGTACGTCTACTGAGGCAGTACAGCCCAAGTCCATCACTAACGGCCTGTGGCTGGCAGCAATTGCTGCTGAGGTGCCGGGTCTAATCGGCGTCGTCAAGGATACGACCATCGTGATACAGGGTATCGCTGCGGTCACTGTTACCGACGGTGGTGACAACAGCCTGATCCGTGGCGTAGCTAACGAGGTAGACAGTGCCTCAGCAGTTAGCCCAATCCACTACGTAGGTAAGGTTGTTAAGGTACGCGGTCAAGGCAGTGCCGAGGCGTACTACCTAAAAGCCGTAGCCAAGGATGCTGGTGCTATTGCCGGGACACTGGCAGATGTAGTGTGGGTAGAGGGCGCTGGTATACAGCATAGCATCACTAGCGGTATCCTCTACGGGACTATCGTAGGCGGTACGTTCTACTACGCAAGCTCGGCTACCTTACTCGCCACGCTCACCTCCGGCCCGCACCCAGAAGTCCTCAGTAGCACTACCGGGGACCACGATACATCACCGATGCCGTTCTTCGTGGGTCAGAAGGTTACATACATGGGCACCTTCCAGAGCCGCCTGCTAATCGGTGCAGGTGGCGTGCTGGCCTTGAGCAGGACAGAGGACTATCTTAACTTCTTCCGCAGCACCGTGCTGACGCTACCCGCCGATGATCCGTTCGAGATGCTACCTCAGGGCAGTGCTGACGATGAGTTGCGGTACGGCGTACTGTACGACCGCGACCTTGTGATCTTCGGTAAGAAGCGCCAGTACGTAGTCAGCGGCTCACAGGCCCTTACGCCCACTGGGGCAAGTATGCCTGTACTGGCTAGCTATGCGGACAGTGCCGACGCATCGCCAGTTGCGGCTGGTGGCTTTATCTTCTACACGAAGCGGGGCGACAACACTACCGGCGTGTTCCAGATTCAGCCGGGGCAGACAGAGAACAGCCCGGAGTCCTTCCCAGCCAGCAGCCAGATCGCAACGTACATCAACGGCGGCGCTACCGAGCTAGCCATTTCCACTGGGTCGCCTAGCCACCTGCTCATCAGGACCACGGCAGCGCCCAACAGCCTGTACGTGTTCACCTACCTCGACAAGCAGGATGGGCGTAAGATGGATGCATGGTCTCGCTGGGACTTTTCGCCCGAGCTTGGCTCTATCGTTGGCGTCTCTAACACAGACAAGGGGCCCCTCACCTTCTCGCTCAGGGCCCGGCCCGGTAGCCACATTGCGTACATAGTGGCAGACCTGTGCCCCCTGAAAACAGGCGTTAGTGACTTGCCGTACCTAGACAGTAACCGGCCCGCCCTGCCTTATGTGGGCTCGTTGAACGCGCCAGTAGCTGGGCCATGGGCCGCTGCGTTTAGTTCGGCGTCGGCTCGGCGCTTCACAGGGGCGCCCCTTGAGGACATCGGTGAGTTGACTTCTACCTACCCCCTTGAACCGGGCCTGACAGTAGGCGCACTACAGGAGGCTTACTTCGTCCCTACCAATCCGTACATGCGGGATGGTAAGGACAAGGCCATCCTAAGTGGGCGGCTCACAGTTACCCGTATGACGGTAGCCTACAAGGACACAGGTGGTATCAAGTGGGCTGTGACCTCTAACGGTACGACCAACGAGGTTGAGTTCTCGGGTCGCATCCTCGGTAGCCCCAGCAACCTTATCGGTATCGAGCCAATCAGCACCGGCCAACACAACCTGCCTATCGGGCGGGAGACTGGCCAGTTCAGCCTGCGTATTGCTGCGCGTGATTGGCACCCGTTCACCGTAACGGCGATGGAGTACACCGGGCAGTTCTTTAATAGGACAAATCGCTTTTGAAAACATGTAAGGTATGCGGAGAAACCAAACCGCTAACGGAGTATAACGTAGCACCGGGTTATGCTGGCGGGCATAAGCCGCAGTGTAAGCCGTGTTATCAGAACTACCAAAAGGAACAGCGTAAGAAGGTCACCCCGAGAACCCGCCGCGATTACTGGGTACGTCACAAGTACGGTATCACGTTAGAAGAGCAGGAAAGCCTACTAGCAGACCAGCACGGTAATTGTGCTAT